TTTCTACTGTATCCCTGACATCATTTCTGCTGCTATTTTCGTGTATATGGCCCATGGTAAAAACTTCAAAGTTCTCATAAGTTTCTAGGGCCCTAGTTAAATTAATAGCACCTTTGGTAACTATACCACCACCACCTGATCCATGGAAGTATTTAATTTTAGTAGTAAAACAGGATGTGCTACGACCTGTAGGTGATTGCTTAATGATTAGCCACCCACCATAGCCACCTGTCTGTACATTAGATCCTGCTTTATAGTTAAGTAGGTCCACAAATCTCTGCAGAATGTCAGTCTCTTGCCATTTGATTATAGCAGTTTCATGGTTGCCATATCCTATGAGCTTTAAGATGGATGCATAAGGCAGAAACCACTCTACAGCTGTCTCTACTATGCTATCTAAGTACTTAGCATTGTTATGCTCAGGTCTGATGTCTGACTTATTTCTCCTGTTATCTCCCCTACCTTGCATTAAGCAGAACATATCACCATTGATCATAACAGGTATATTCTCAGCTAGGCAATAATCTAGGTGTCTCTTTAGCATATCTCTATCACAGTGAGGGTTGTCCCAGTGCAAATCACTAAGCATAGCTATCCTTACATCACTGCCTTCTAGTAAAAGCTCGTGAACATTCTTAGAATGTCGTATCATAAATAAAGTTTTAGTAGTAGTCTAGTGATGAATGACAGGAGTACTCCTGCTATGAAGCCCCAAACGAGGAGCATCCAATTTGTTTTTGATTTAGTCAGCTGCACAGCTTTACGCTGCTCTTTAGCTTCCCTATAGATATACTTGTATTTCAGCACCTCCTGCTTCAGGACCTTAGTCTTATATCTATATTCTATCCTGGTCTGATACCTGGTCTTAGGAATGTATACGTTCTTAAAATTGATAATAGTATCTTTAGTGGTGATCACCTTTTCCCAAAATATGGTATCATTAACTATGACAGCCACACTATCTACTGATGTTATCCTGATAGTATCACTATCCTGCACCACTTTAAGCCCAAACTTAAGAGCTTTATTATAATGTCGTATAGCCCTCTTAGAAGAGTCACAGCTATTGAGTAGTATTAATATACCACAAATGTATAAGAGTGTCTTAAAGGTCATATAAAGTAGGTTTAAAGTGATTTTAGCATTTCAATCATTCTAGGACAAGGGTAGATATCACTCTTATCCTTTCTCACACTATTGTGGGTAAATATACCACGATCACCTTCTAGTGCTCTCTTATCTATATCAAAGATGGTAGCACAGTAGTCTTTAGGTATCTTATATGTATCACACAGGTACACAAGCAGCTGCCGAGTAGACTCTATCTGAGCATCTGTATACTTCTGCCAATAGATATGCCCTTTGTACTTCTTATCCAAAAATTCTACCTCTGTATAGTCTACCCTTGCATTAAGATAGTTGTAGTAGTAGCCATTCCTTTTAGTAAGTGGGCCATAGTTACAGATCTCTATGCCTATAGAAATTTTATCTAAACTTTGATAGGGCACTCCTGCCTCTGTGAATACTTCCTGATTAAGGCCTAGATGGTATGCCCAATGTTTGGAGCTGAAGCACTGCACGATTGTACCCTTAGCACCAATGATAAAAGCAGTGGCTACTCTACCTGGTTGACTGTTGAAGAATTTAGCCACATTAGTGGCTGATGGTCCTCCTGCAGTATGGTGTAAGTATATCTGTCTCTTTGGATGCTCTTCATGGTTGTACTGGTCACTATCCAGCCTCTCCTGTACTATCTTTTGTAGATCTAACTCCATCTATATCTTGTTTAATTTCTTTAGAACGCTGCAGCAACCTTTTTAGGCTAGACCATATGTCGATGCCCTTCACACTCTTATAATTCTCTGAGATAGAGATTGCCTCAATGCTTACAAGTACTAGTGATAGTATTTTTGTGAGCATTAAAGGTACTGAGAAGAATTGCAGCAGGATATCATTAAGAATGAATTTATCTATTAGGTAGGTTAAAATAACAGCCACTTCATATAGGAACAACTTAGACACAATAGCAGATAGGCCACGTGATGTAATTTTAATCTTTAATTTTTTAGCCTTCCATATCCCTGTAATAGTGTCCACCAAAATAGCAAAACCAATTAAAAATAATATCCCTGATATTGGTAAAAAGAAAGCTGATACCACTGATAGAAGTTGGATGATGTATTTTTGAATTGAGGATAAAAGAATAGCTAGTTGTACTTTCATTATAAGATCAGTATACTATTGTTATATCCATTCTCTCTAAAGTTACCACAGTTGCCTATGCAAGTCAGTTGGTATTGCGTGATGCAGCTGCAGTTATTGAACATTGGCCTAAGATCTGTATCCTGATTAGTTGTAGATATGAAGAGAGGAAACAGTGCTCTGTTAGTTAGCAGCCATCTGATTAGTCTCTGCTCAAAGAAGCTAGCTTTTTGTGCATAGTGCTCCATTCCGAAAGCTACCTCATTACGTGATACACTAGCAGAGTAATCTCCTGATTGAGTCTGCAGTCCTTTGTTCTTTAATTGGTAGGTTAGGCCAAAAACAGCATCCTCTGCAGATCTCCAAGCTATCACTGGCTGTATAAATTCAACTAAATCTATCTCATCAGGCAGAAGTGCCTGAGCATTATACTGAGTTAGCAAGTAGTTATAGAAAGTAGTACCTAGTATAGGCTGTATCCTTAGTGCTGCTTGAGTAGCTATGTATGGTGTTACATCGGTTACATCCACATTGGCTGTAATTGGTGTATTAACTTTTAGATATGTTTCAGTTATGAAGTATAGCATTATACAGGGGTGTTATTAAGTGGTGGTAAATCAGCTAGAGCTCGTATCTCATTAGCAGTCATATTATCTAGTATCTTCTGAGCTACAGTAGGATGCATAGCACTAATCAGGTTATTGATCCTCGAAGCATCACCCTCTAGCTCTACTATTGAGTCATCTATCACCTGAAAATTATTGATAGTGAAATCTGCAGGTATTTTGGAGATAGTTAGTAGCTCCTGGAAGATGTGCTCTACACATGATCTAAGTTCCATTACTACATTCTTCTCAAATATCACATAAGCCTGCTTAATATCTGCACCACCACCTAATGATCCTGTAGTTCTAACTCCCATTAAGATAGGATCTATTGTGTGAGCAAAGCATATCTGTTCAGTATTCAGCTGTGATGCTTCCTGAAATAGCTTATCATTGCCATTAGTTGGCATAGCTTCTATCTTAGGCAGCTGCTCAGCAGAGTTAGCAAAGAACGCTACAGCTTTACCTGCATTAGCAGCCCCTTTCATCCTGTCAATAGTATCCTTAATCATGTGCTTCTCTTCCTCAGACTGTGGTCTCTTAGGGAACATCATAGCAAAGGATGGGAATACAGAGTTTTGGATATTAGACTTAGCAAAGTAGCTTAGCTCACCTGATAGAAAAGCAAAGTTAAGACAGCTAGTATATTGGGGAAGTGAATAATAGTCCTGGCCTATGCTCTTAATCTCATAGCAGTATAGTTGCTCAGCGTCAGTGTTAGCTATATGGTATGGCTTGATCATAGAGATACCTATCCTAGTGCTCCAATCATCAGAGATAAAATAAGTTTTACGATCTATAGATACTCTTACTTTTTCAGGTGATATATTCTCTATTTTGGTTATCTTTCTGTTAGGTCCGTAGCATATCTTAAAGTAGATCCTGTTATGGATGATGAGCTGCTTAGTTACTGCCTTCACAATATGCTTAAGATTAATCTTTCTTTCAAATGTATATAGCTCTAGCTTTTCTACAGTTGTAAGCAAATCAGTCTTAAGAGCGAAGCCACCACCTATGACAGCATTAGTCTTAAAGTCTACTATAGCACCATGAAGTGGTGAGCTGTAGTACATTTGGTTAAGCATCTCAGGGTATAGGTTCTCAGCTCCAAAATTTATCCACTGATTAGCAGAATATCTATTGCTTACATATGGGAGGGTTAAGTTGCCTTTACCTACCGGTAGAAATGGGGTGCTAAAAGATTGATAACCTTCCAATACTTCTACTGTCTTAGTTTCTTTCTTAAATAAGTTGTTATACCAT